TATGGGATATCAGGGTGATATGTCACAGTTCCAGCAGTTTATTGAGGAAGACCCACAACGTAAAGCACAGATGGATAGATATACCAATGCTGCACGTATGATGGCTAAAGGTGGTGTGGTTAAGATGCAGACAGGTGGTATGGGTAGTAATTTAAATGCTAATAGCCAGCCTCAACCATTACTTCAAGCATTTACTACTAGCACAGGTAGTGGTACAGGTAGTGGTACAGGTAGTGGTACAGGTAGTGGTACAGGTGGCGCACAAACTACAGCAGTACCACAGACTATTGGTGAAAGAACAGTAGAACGCATGTACAAACCTGCTGTGCCTGTAGGTGGTGAGGTAATTGCACAAGGAATACCTCTTGCAGCAGGTCAAGAAGTAGCAGCAGGTACTGGCACTGTTACTGGTAGTGTAGCTGTTCCTACTGCTATTGCAGGTACATCATTTGCTTCACCTACGCAACAAACTCAAGCTGCACAGTTTCAAGCAGCACAATCTGCACCCGGTATAGATGCAGCAATGAATGCTACACAAGCAGCACAGGCTACACCTCAAGACCCTCGTGCGCAAGTAACTGCAGCACAACAGACAGCAACATCTGTGGGAAACCTACAGGCTGCACAGGGCAATGCTGTCTTAATAAATAATCCTCAACAAAGACAAATTCAAGCTGGTGAACTTATAAGTGGTTCAGGTGTAGATGCAACAAAAGCTGCACAAGCAACTGCTCAAACACAAGCTGCTGCTGCACAAGCAAATCCGTCACAACAAGCTAGTGTACAAGGCCAGCTTGCTATATTAGAACAGCAGTTTCAAGGTGCTAATCCACCTGCATGGGCTGCTGGTGCTATTCGTACCGCTAATGCACAGTTAGCTGCTCGTGGTTTAGGTGCTTCATCTATCGCTGGACAAGCTGTTGTACAAGCAGCTATAGAAGCATCCTTACCAATAGCACAGGCAGATGCAGCTATTGCTGCACAGTTTGAACAGCAAAACTTGTCCAACCGTCAGCAGTCAGCAATGCTTGCTGCAGAGCAACGTGCTAAGTTTTTAGGTCAAGAGTTTGACCAAGAGTTTCAAGTAAGAGTGCAAAATGCTGCACGTGTAGCTGATGCAGCTAACATGAACTTTACTGCTGAACAGCAAATTGCTTTAGAAAACTCACGTATAGCTAATACAATGAATCTGCAAAACTTGTCTAATAGTCAAGCTATGGTTCTTGCAGAAGCTAGTGCATTAGCAAATATGGACCTGTCTAATTTAAACAATAGACAACAAGCTGCTGTACAAAATGCACAATCATTTATGCAGGTTGATATGGCTAATCTGTCAAACCAGCAACAGACTGAATTGTTTAAAGCACAACAACGTGCGCAATCTATGTTCACTGACCAAGCTGCAGAAAATGCAGCACGTCAGTTTAATGCAGCTAACCAACAACAAGTTGACCAGTTCTTTGCTAACCTTGCTAATCAAGTATCACAGTTTAATGCAACCCAATCAAATGCTCAGTCACAGTTTAATGCAGGTCAGGTTAACACACTTGAAAGATTTAATGCAGAATTAAATAATCAACGTGACCAGTTTAATGCAAAGAACCAACTTGTAATTGCACAAAACAATGCTCAATGGCGTAGAGAAGTAGCTACTGCTGATACCGCTGCGGTTAATCGTGCTAATGAACTCAATGCAAATGCAATTCTCGATATATCTAATCAAGCATATTCAAACCTATGGCAGTATTATGGTGACACTATGGAGTGGGCTTGGACATCTGCAGAAAATGCACAAGACCGTATCGTGGATATGGCTATTGCAGAACTTGATGCTTCTACTCGTGCAGCAATTGCATCTGAACAAGCAGGTAGTGCAACAGGTCAAGCTGTTGGTAATCTAGTTGGTACAGTTCTTGGTGCAGGTATTCAGCATGGCTTTGGTAATTTGTTCTGCTGGGTTGCTCGTGAAGTATATGGCAAAGGAGACCCACGTTGGTTTATCTTCCGCACATGGATGCAGTATGATGCACCTAAGTGGTTTAGAAAATTTTATGGTAGATATGGTAAACAGTATGCTCAGTTTATTAGTAACAAACCTACACTCAAGTGGCTAACCAGAAAAGCAATGGATATAGTAATCGAAAATAAACGGAGTAAAGAATATGCGTCAGTTTAATCCGGGTGCTGTTGCTTATGCAAATATGGACATTGAAAATTTTAATGATGACCTAGATACACAGGAAACTAAAAGTGGGTTGCTTGCTCCTAGAAAAAAACCTATGGGAAATATGAATAAAGAGATGGCTAGTCAACCTGCATATCGTGTTGCACAACATATGAAGGTATTGCGTAAGCACAGAGAGGCGATGAAACAGAATGGCTGAAGCAGCACAACCACTATTTGACGCTCCTATTCCCGGCATGTCATTGACACATGAGTTGGGTGCAAGGCCGTGGCAAAGCCCACCTAAACTTGTAACCGTAGATGATGCTATTGAACATTATCTTGAGCGTATGTCAACAGATGACTTTTCTAATCAGCTACTTGATGTACTAGAAATGGGTGTACCCGTAACTGACTTAGCTAATATTATTCAGCTAGGTGGTGTTATGGAAGGACTTCATACCATTGATACAGGTATGCTTGTGCTTCCAGTGCTTATCGAAATGGTAATGCTTATTGCAGATAGCGCACAGATAGAATACGAAACAGGGTTAGAACAAGGCTTACGTAAAGACCGTCCACGAGATAGCTTAGTACAAAAAACATTGTTAAAGCTAGAAAGCAAGATGGAAGATAATGAAGAAGCTGCTGAAGAAACAGAAGAGCCAGCAGTAGAAGAAGAAGCACCAACTGGCCTGATGTCACGGAGAGTGTAATGGGATTGTTTAGCGGTAATTTTTTTGAGGGTTTTGTAGGTGGGCTTGCAGAAAGCCTAGATGACCGTCTTAAAGATGACATGCGCAGGACAGATGAACGTGCAGAAAGAGTTGCTAAAGAACGTATGTCTCTTCGTGATGCTCAGAAAAAACAAGATGCTGAATTTGAAAGAACTATGACTGAGTATGCAGAAGGTATTCAGTCTACTCTTGGACCGAATGCTACTGCTGTAGATGCAATTCGTGTTATTAACGAATATGGTGGTAATCTTGCAGGGGCTGAACGTGCATATAAATTGTTTACAGAAAGTAGTGATGCAGGTATTGATGTTGGTACTTTAGTTACGCATACACAAGGAGAAGACATAGGAACTATGGAAGAACTTGTTCGTAGTCTTAACCCATATACAGCCTCTATGCGTAAGCTACAATCTGGTGAAATTATGGGTACTGGATTTTTAAAGAATGTTGATTTAACAACTCAAATTAATAAAGACGTAGGCGTTTCAGAATCAGCACCTGTTAGAAAGTTTGATATCGGCACAGCTACTGTTGATAGAGCAGGTTTAAAAACAGGACAAGAGTTTGCAAAAAGTATGCGAGGTAATGAAAAAAAGCCAAGCACTTATATAGCCATGCACGTTGGTTATACTCAACAGCTAGAAGATGAACGGGCAAAGGGAAATGCTGCAAACCCAGAAATAATAGCTAGTTTAATAGCAAAACGTAATCGTGCGCATGATGAGTGGTTGAAGTTCCAATTAGATGAAAGAAATGCTAGAGGTGCAGGAGACGAACCACTTGGGCCTCTTGATAAAGACTTAACTTCTAGCATCACTACAATACTAAAAACAACTAGAGAAACAGCTATATCAAAGTTTGCAGTAAAGGGATTAGATGGAAAGATTGGTCAAGTTATAGCGGGTAATGAGGGTGAAGCATTTGATTTGGAACGGGCTGCATATCAATCTCTAAAGTCACGTTATGAAGGTGAACAATATAAATTGCTTCACGCTAATGCTGATGAAGAAGTTAAACAGGTAAACCTGCAGATATCTAATTTTAAAAACAAAGCAGAAGAGCAGTATAATAGAGTTCAAGCAACATCCAGAGGCGCACCTGTTTCTTATACAAAATTTGTAGACCTAAGTCCGACAGGACTTATGACAGCAGATGATGTATTAGCAAGAGCAAGGAAAGGTGAGTTTTCAAGAAACGCTGTTATAAAAATACGAACTACAAATACTGAGGGTCAAGAAGGTTTTGCTAAACTTATATGGACAGGTTATAAACTCATATGATGCTTCAGAATGAAACTCAGTCTACTGCAGATTTACAGGCATTAATAGACCAGCAGTTTGATGTAGAAAATCAGATTCAGGATAATGTGCCTCTTGATTCTGTAGTCACACCAGATATTTCTGCTGTGGAACAACGGCCTATACAAGAGCAAAGCACAGACGAACTTAATCAGTTAATTGATACATCTTTTTCTCCTGCTGTTGATTATCAGCCACCACAAGAACGTGGTCAAAAAGATGAGATGATGCTAGAATATGATGACAATGGAGATATCATAGGCGTTGTTCCTCGTCCTGAAAAGTTACCACCTGTGCCTGTTGAAGATGGAGCAGTTTTTCCTCCGGGTTATTCTGACCAAGATAACGAAATAAAGTCTCGTTATGAACAAGTTACTGCAGAAGCAGATGAAGTAGAAGCAAGTATAAATGACCTTGCATTTTCTATTGACTTTACTATTGAGGAAGAACAACAAGCAATAGCAGAGGCAAGAGAACAGGCAGAAATTAGAGAAGTTATACTTAGCACTAGACCTGACATACCCGAATTTATGCTGCCTGAAATTGATTTAGATGAAGACACTATTGTAAATAATGCTAGAAGAGACAAAGCTATAGAGACCATCGTCATACCTAAGATGGATGATGGTGCTATCAAAGACTTTATAGCGTTCGGTGGAGCCGATGCATTTGATGCAATGATTAGTTTAGGTAATGCTATGAATGCAGCAGGTTCAGGTTCGATAGATGTAGTGCAGTCTTTCTTTGAAACATGGCAGGATACAAACCAAGCGAGTTATGATTTTTTTAATGAGTATATAGCAAGGGGTACAAAACAAGACCCTGCTACTGCCGCAGAGCAATGGGGCAGGGAAATGTTAAATTTCTTTACTGCTATGGAAGCTATACCTGTTCTTGGACCAGTAGCAACATTAGGTAGACAGTACAAAGATGCAGCAATAGCTGCTGGTAAAGAAGCTAAGAAACTTGCGAATAGTAAGCGGTTTAATTTAGAGTTAGCAACAGCAAACACTGCAGACCAAAAGAAAATAAAACGTGGCGCAGCAAAAAAGATAGCCGATGCAAATCAAGGTATAAAAGAACAACTCATTATGAGTTTTGAACAAGCTATTGGCGCACGAAGTAAAGATACATATGATTCTGCAGGTCAACCTGTAATTATAAACAAAGACTTGCTTATCTCTGTTACAGATGATGGTGTGATTAAATTAAATAATTCAGCAGCCAAAGAAGCTGCTCGTAAAAAGTTAGCAGAGTATAGTTCTACTAAAAAAAGGGATAAGGCACTAGAGGTTGTTGGTCTTAAAGATGCACCGGAAGATGACATTCCTGATTTTCTCATTAATGATGATGGGGAACTTACCATACCTATTATCAAAGCTGAAAATTTAAATTCTTTTACTGCTATTGCTAAAGAAGTTTTAGATAGAAAACCAGAGTTGTATGACCCTTCAAAAGGATTGGTAGATAATCTGTTTGAAATGTCAGTAAATAAAGACATCATACCAGCAGATGAATTGCTAGACCTATTAAATAAATATGACATAAACTTTGAAGAGTACGCTACAATGATGTTAGGCTCTGCATCAGAAGCAGGTAGGGTACTTAATAAATTTTCTCAGCTATCACAACGTGTAAAACCTGCTAGTGCTAAACGTGCAGCAGAGGAAAAAAAGTTTTTTGATAGCATGAACGGCTTGCAGAAGTTTGTGGTTCGTGTAGAGAACATAAGACGTGGACTTTTAGTATCACAGTTAGCTACAGCAGGTAGAAACTTGTCATCTGCTGTTGTACGTGCGCCTCTTGAAGGTATGCAAAATATACTAGATACTGCAATGTATAACTTTAGTAATGCAAAAGGTCCAACAAATAGTTTAGTTGCAGGTATAAAAACATTCAAACCCGGTGAAGGCAACTGGACAGGTAGCTTTAGACATATGCGTTATATGTTTGACCCTACCAAAATGAGAGACTCAAAACAAATAACAGATTTTGTGCTGAGTAATGATAAGTATTCTGCTCAGTTTGATATGATGTTTAACACTATCAACGAAATACGCAAAAGCACAGGGGCAGGAACAGCAAAAACTAAATTAGGTAGAGGTGTAGATGGAATATTAAATGCTGCAGAGATGGGTGTTGATGTTCTTAACTTACCTAATAGATGGCAAGAGTTTCTTATTCGCAGGGGTGCATTTACAGGTGAACTAGAACGTCTTGTGCAAAGAGAATATGGCATTGACCTAGTACAGGCTTTAAATGCAGGTAGATTACCTGACTTAATGAATGATGCTTCTGACCTAGTGCCTAAAGGTAGTCGGTCATTTAATGAGTTAGTAGCTGACGCTACAGATAAAGCATTAGATATTACATATGCCAAGCAACCTGAAGTTCCTGTGTTTAGAGAAATTACATCTTTTATTACACGCACTGGATTAACTGCTGTTGTACCTTTTCCAAGGTTTATGTTTAATAGTATGGAATTAGCGGGTAACTATTCTGGTGGTGCATTTGCCCCTATTATTAAACGCTCTATTGCTGCAAGCACAGGAGATTTTACTACGGCAGTAGGTAAACTTACAAAAAAAGAACGACAGCAAATATCTCGTAATATTATTGGTGCTACGATTATATTACCAGCAGCTATGATGTATAGAAGCGAAGAATATAATGATGATGTGCCATCAGACTACAAGATGTTAAAAACAGAAAATGGTTTGATAGATACTACACCTCAATCACCTATTTTAAGACAGGCACTTTGGATAGCAGAGGCAATTAAACGTGGCGCATTAGCAGGTACAGAGGTCACTATAAATGGCATGACTTTTAGTGGGCCAGAAGGTGATGGAACATTTCGTAACTGGCTAGACTTTGATGATATCAAACAAACATTCTTAGGTACAAATGTACGCACAGGAACAGGTGCAGTTATATTCGAAGACTTCGCAAAGATGATGTCTACTGCTGATGCTATGGGTGGAGAAAAAGGTAAAGAACTTTTAGCTGAAGCGATTACAGAATATGGTGCTACATTTCTAACTCCTTTAACTCAGGTAATAGAAATGCAACGCATAGCAGGTAAAAGAACTTCTGTCTTTACAGATGTTCGTCAAGAAGCCATGCTTGGAAAAGACCCAGAGACTGGTGAAGAGTACGAAGGACCATTTAAAAGGGCAGCTAAAGAGGTTCTTAATAGACGTGGATTTTCAAATATCTTTGACCCCGGCTCAATGGATGAATTACCTTCTAGAGAAACTGTATTCCAAGAGGAAGGTAGGCCACGTAAACGTATAGGAATACCCTTAAAGGTATTTAGTGGTATTGGACTTACTGAAGAGTTGAGTGAATCAGGTCAGTATTTGGAAAGACTAGGTTATAGAGACTTTAAAGTTCCTAGCAGAACCATATCAAAAGGTTTTAATCAATATGAAACACGTTATTTACGTTCAATGCTGCCTAATATTGTAAACGTAATACGTAGTCCTGAGTGGAGAAGTGAACAGGCTGCACGGGCTGCTTCTGTGGGCGAAGATAATGTTGAAAAGTTTACTAACATAGCTGCTATTGCCTTTGTAGAAAGTCAACTTAGATTTTATAAAAGTCAAATGGATGACTATATAGCCGACCAAGATGCTGGTGAATTGGTTACGCCAGACGGCTCTCCTATAGATGGTAAGCTGACTGTGTATATGAGGTTACAACAAAGATATAGAAGACTGACACCCTCTGAAAGGGCAGATGCATGGCAAAACTTACCTGCTTTGATACGTGATGGTGGGCTTGCTAATCAAGAGCCTAATCTAGGAGACCCAGAACATCTATTTGCAATGATAGAGTTTGCTCTAGCACAACCATAATAACAAGGGGGCAATTAAGCCCCCTCTTTTATTGTGTAATGTATTATTGTACCCACATAATACATGTAATAACATAGCAGTGATAAAATAAATAGCTTACCTATTGTCTCCATCACCTCCAAGTGTGCCTCTTTTACTTCGTCCTGATAGTTTAGAATAATTTTCAGAAGCAATATCAGAAAGATTAATACCCAAGTCATTTGCCAAATTAGCGCAGTACCATAGAACATCACCAATCTCCGCTGCTATTTCAAGTTTCTTGACTTCAAACGATTCCTTGTCAGCACCATCTCTAATAAACTTCTTAACCTTGTTGGCAACCTCACCTGCCTCACCAGCCAAACCAAGCGCAGGATAAAGTATCCTGTGCGTGGCTGGATAGATAGCAAACTCAATAGACTTGCGTTGATATTCATTCATCTCCATGTCTTTGTATTTCTCCTTTATCCATTCTTTAGCTTGCGTTTCTAAGTCCATCTGTTTCATCCTTAAAGGCTTTAATTACGTCCGATGAGAATAGCTTCTGCAGGTTTAGTAAGTACATACGTGCTGCATTATTATCACCGCCTGACACAGACCTCTTGTAGTCTAGTTTGTCAATGATACGTTTTAAACTCTTTGTATTAAAGACAAGCGTAGCAAAGGTATCTTCTCCAATACACAAATTGTGAAACCAATAATCTGATTCAGTGGCATTGATACCACTAGGCTTGCCATAGCACTCATACTCAATAGCAATGTTTCCAGTTCGTTGCCATACATCTCGTTCTGATTTCACCTCTATCTTCTTATCCTGTAGCATATCAGCTACCATCTGTTCACGTACCTCACCGTACTCTAAATCAATGTCAAACTTCTTTCGGTTCTCTTTACTTGGTTTTATTGTCATCTTCAATCTCCTCTTCCTGTTTAATAAAGAACTTAGTTAGCATCTCTAGCTTATCATGGTAGTCAGCAATATGACCTAACTCTATTTCAATTGCTTCTTGTATGTCCTGATGTTCACCAATACCTGCTGGCCTTTCTAATAACACCTCAACATTTGATAGGTGTTTATTTATATGACCTGCATAATGTGAACGAGCAGCGTTGATTAGTATATTTCTTATACCCATTAATTATCTCCTTTCTTTCTAAACCTATGTTTGAAGAATACTACCAAGTTAAGTGTGGTGTTTACTGTAATCATTACCAGTATCCACCACTGCCACCACAGCAAGTCTAATCCACTACACTCTATCATTATGCTGCAGTTAAGTCAACAACTTCACATACCCCTGCAGTACAAGCTAACTCACGCCCACCTGATGTAGTGTCTTCCTTTTCAAAGTCACGTAGTACAACCCAGTCAATAGCACTAGGCATTTGTGCTTTCATCTCTTCGTACTCTTCCTTGGTGCAATCCTGATAAGGTGCTTGCTTATATGTATGCTCACTAAATGGTAGGAAGCTGATGCCTGATACTTCATCAAAGTGTTCATACACCCATGAGCCTACATCCATCCACTCTTCTTCTTTTACAGAGATTGTTACAGATGGTTTGTGTTCACACCAGTGACGCTGATACTTTAGCCACAACTCAAGCTGTTCAATAGCCGACATAGTTGTTCTATTTACAGCATTGTTAGGCGACTTCATTGGGAAGCTAAATACTGTTGTGCTATCTGGCTTCATTACATCTGGCTCTGCTGGAATACCCTGTGATACCATGAATTGTGTTAATGGGTCTTTGTTATCACCACGAACAGTGCGAATGTAATAAGGGTTATGCCTTGCATGAATACCTGATGCACTATCTACCAACTGTGATACAGTTCCCGATGGTTTGACGCACGTGATAGCTGTAGACTGTGGTATCTTTAACTGCTTTGCCATAGCTTTGTTAGCATTGATAGCTACATCCTTTAGTGCTTCTAATGTAGTGCCTATGTTCATACCAAGATGAGCAGACTTACCTGCTGTCAACTGATTGTCCATGATACCTGTAAGAGATACACCAAGCAGACGTTCTTCCTCTGTGTTCTTCTTCCATATACTACGCAGATACTTGAAGTCAGTCAGGGTAGATTGGAAAGTACCTAGTATTGTAGCCAAGCGTACCTTCTCTGTTAGTGTCTGCTGCGTGTCTGTTTCACGCACAACCACCTCAGATAAGTTACAGAACTGATAGGGACGTAATATAATTTCACTACAAGGGTTGCATCCGAAATCTTGTTCCGCATCTCTGCGTCCATTCTTAGCTGCTTGTACTTGAGCAGACTTACGATTAAAGATACCACGTTCACCTGACTTACTTTCGTACAGCGATAGCCATTCACGCATGAATGTACCCATCTGTGGCTTTCCTTTGTAGGCAACGCTGTTGTTTGCAAGCGCACGTTGTCCTTCGTTTTCCCACCACATACCTGATTTAGCATGAGCCATCTGGTCATCATTCAGGTTGGATAGGCTAATGAGTGCGCTGCGTCTGACCCCACCGACAACTACAACCTCACCAATCTTACACATAATGTCGTGACATTCAATAGGGTACAGTCTACGACCTGCTGCTGCTTTGAACTTCTCTATGCAAAACTCAAACAGTTCTTCAAGCGGGGCTGGGCCACTGGCTCTACCACCAAAGGTCTTTAGCCTTGCACCTGCAGGACGTACTTCTGATACATCCCACTGTGGTATCTGCCCTGCGTACAGGAGAGAGATAAGTTCACGCAGTGATTTGGCCCAGCCCGGACGTGAATCGCCAACCTTGATAACAGTATCGGTCTTATGCATATCTTCGTTGACGATTGGTAGCTTCTCAATGTTGTGACGTTCAACAGAGAAGCCTACACCAGTACCACACATGAGTATATACATTGTCTCATCAAACGCACGTGGGCTATCCACAGGTACGTATGAACAATTGTATCCACCTACATGGCAACGGTCCAGTGCAGGACCAGATGTCATTAAGGCTCTCATGCTTGGCATGATGTCTTGATTTAGTACAGCATCTTCTAATTCAACACGCAAATCAGTAGGTAATTTGTATTTGTGGTTGGTCTTTAAATGCTTTTCCATGTAGTCAAAGTATCTTTGAACTGTCTCAGTCCAAGTCTCTCTTCTTTGTTCATCTTCTTTCCATCTCGCATAACGAGACAGCGCAATAAAGTTTTGATAGTCTGTAGGTAAATGATTACTTATCATAGGGTCACTCCTGTATTGTTCTAATGTTACGTATTTTAATTCCTTCTATGTCATACAAGTATTCCTGAAGGCTCTCTTCTAATTCTTCTGCTACATTTTCATCAGCAGGAACTGGATATTCTTCTGGGTCTACATCCAATGTAAGAAACATCTTAACTCTCATCATCGTATAAACCCTCAACTTCAAATATTAATTTGTTTAAATACCATCTTGCTTTTTCCAAATCTTCAACACCATTTTTGTAGCGATAACGCCATAAATATTTCATGATGTTACCTTGTAGATAATATTCAAATCCATCACTAGTAGCTGCGGCAATAGCTTCAATGCATTCAATCTCTGTGCTGTTGTAATGAGGTGGACTATCCACCATGTTTACATTACCGTATGACTCTTTGCCAATCTGCTCTGCCTGTTCAATCTTTTCCATTATGTTTTTGTAACTTGTCATTATGCACTCCCTTCTGTTTTTGTACCAAAGTCAATCTTAACCACGTTGCCCTCTCTTCCAACAACTTGTGGCTTATCTTCTAACTCAACTTCATAGTGCCTGTCAAGTGTTTCCATTACATATTCATGTACTAACTCACGAAAATCTTCATTAACTTCCATGACTGGAATTGTTGATGCAAGCATTTTGCAGAAGTGCATTACCTGAAAATAGTCCTCATCATCCAAAGGATTTTCTGGTTGTGTTATAATTGCAACATCAATTTCTCCATTCCATACACCCTCACTATCTTGAGTTGGTCTAACCCGTACAATAAAATCTTCTGGTTCTACCCTATCACGTTCTATTTTGCTCATCATTTTCTCCTTTTTACTTTTGTACCAGAGAACTTGATAAACTCTGGGTGTTTATTTTTGCCTTTCTCTTTTAACCATTCTTCTGGAACAATTCTATTGTAGCACATAAATCCGTGCTTATCACACCATTCCCCGTATGTAGACTTAGCACCTTTTCGTAACTTACGTCTGTGATTTTCAAATACAAAACGTATATCTAGTTTAGGATGCTGCTTCTTTATAGCTAAATGCTTACGTCTATCTGCTGCTGTAAACATTCCCTTTGTTTCTATTATAATACCATTAGACAAAACAAAGTCAGGGGTATAGGTGCGGTAGGCTAAGTCTTCCCACTCTATCTTAATACATTCGTAACCAAAGTCAATCTTTAGTTTCTTTAGATAATCAGATAGCTTGACCTCTAAGCCTGACCTGTACCCATACTTACGTGCTGCTCTAAACTGTTTAAAATTAGGCGGCATTATATTCCTCTGCTAGTTCTACGTAGTCAACCATCTTAGGTTCTTTAGCTTGTGACTTAACGGCAGGTAGCCGTGTAAGTTTAGGCCAGCAGTCATTTTTGTATGAACAAAAAGAACATGACTTACTTAGAACTTTATTTCCTGTTTCTTTTCCTCTAAAGGTCTCAGCCTCTGGTTCAAAACAACGCTCAAACTTATTGTTGTTTACATCGTCTACTGTAGTTTGTATCTTTGCTACCTCAGAATCAACATCAAGACCACTAGCAGGTATATACTTAAACTGACCATTGGCTTTATTTACTACCCACCAACCCCCTGCTTTTTTTCCTGATGCTTTTGCATAACCAGCTAATTGTGCAACGTATCCAAATGCATCGCTACTTGCCAGAGTATTGTAGGATTCAAACTTGTTTCTATATGACCAGTCGGAAGCTGATTTAATGTCATCAACCGCATCCTGAATTACAATATCATATGTGCCAGAAATGTTAGCATTAGGCAAGTTAAGGGTAACTTTTTTATTATCTTCATACGCTACTCCTGCTTCTTTTAATAGCCCTTTAAAAACAGCCTCAACTATATCTCCAAGCATCATGTTCATTACAAATGTTGTAGGCTTTGGTAGTGCAACATCCGGCTTGTTCTTCTCATACCAAAGTTGGCAAGCGGGGCGACCCACGTTAGACATACGTAGTCTGAAGTCACCCCGTTTGCTACCACCAAACTGCCTCTTGAGTGCATCTTTAATGTCGCTTGCTACTTGGTCAATGGTAGCATCAGACATTGTTGTTTTGCCTGATACTGCATCTTCCATGTACTGATGCAATGCAAGTTCAGCAGGATGGTTCATTACGCTACCTCGTCTTCCTCAATCTCAATGTCAACCAAATTATCTACAACATCAATGTCATCGTCATCCATGTCTGAGTTAGCTTTTTCAGCCCATGCGTTTGCGATATAAGAGTTATAGTTATCCACCCATGAAATAAAATCAGCAAACATTGCTTGGTCTTTATCACTGATGGTGATTGTCTTTGAGACATCTAGCGACACCACTGGAAGGTAAAAGGCATTACCGTTAGGTAACTTTCTTTCCTGAGTGTTAGCCGTAATTAAGTGTTGTACAGGAAGACGCTGCATCTTTGCAAGTGAGGTAAAACTCTCACCGACAATCTTGAAAGCATCTCGATTGTCAATCTCCCATATGAATGGAACAGCACCAAGGTCAGCAGCATCACCATTAATAGTGATTGCATCTTTTAGTTCTACTGTGCCAAGCACAACACGGACACGTTTAATCTGCTTGATTAACTCTTGCATCTTCTCTGGCAATGCCTTGAAGTCCTTGATGTAACCAGCAGGTTTGCCACAGTTAAAGCCACCGTCATTGTCCTTGAGGTCTATGTTCAAGTCATCTGACATGAGTGTTTTAATGTAGCGATTAGGTGCGTCACCCATGCCACGTACAAAACGCTTGTACATAAAACGCTGCATGAATGGGCGTACCTTAATTGATGAAGCATAGTAAGTCTCGCCATCAGGAATTTCTAGTTTGTATGCACCACCAGAAACAACTTCCATGTTGACCATCTTACCTTTTACTTCTGTCTGCCCCATGACAGGGCTATGATTGATACGTAAACGAGCCAAGCTGCTAGACTTTTGCTTTGAGTTGTTTGCTTCAGATGCAATGCCCATTGCCTTTGCCATAGCTGCGTAGTTATTAGTATCAATTGTTGTAAGTTGTGTCATATGTTTTACTCCTTATCTTAGTTGAAAGTTTGATAGTTATATCAGCTTACATCCTTCGTGTCAAGCCAATTGTCACCTATTTTTGACTCTAAAAGAAGAGGCACATTAAAGTTAACTCCCCATCTTAATGCAATCAAACTAGGTAACTCCTTGTTTGTATTATTAATTGCATTTATTACTTCCTTTTCTTCATCAGGATGCACATCAATAACAATACTGTCATGCACTGTATTGACTATACATGATTTCATATTAGAAATCAACCCTTCAATATGCATCAATGCAATAGGTACAATATCTGCAGTAGCAAAGGACTGTACAGGGTAGTTTTTTATCTGTGTAAAGTGTGATACCCTGCCACTTGCTTTGCGTACAACATCAGGAAAAGCAAACTCTCTGCCTGATGGTGTTCGTATTACACCAGTATTTAAAGCTTCTTTAGCCAATCTGGTATGCCAAAGCCCGATACCTTCATACTTCTCTGTGAAGTGTGTGTAGTATTTTGCTTCGGCAGGTGTGCGTCCGTACCCCGTTGCCCCGTAAAGGGGCGCAAAGGTGTGCGCTTTTGCATCCTGTCTATTCGTAGGCTGACCAGCTTCACTAATAACTTTAGCGGTGTATGAGTGTACATCAAACCCAGTAGAAACTTCTTCAATTGCGACTCCATCTTGTGATAGGAAAGCGGCTGCTCTAAACTCTAGCTGTGCAAAGTCAGCTTCAAGTATCTTGCCACCATTCCAGCGTGAAATAAATACTTTCTTTACAGGAAACGTACCACCACGTGGCATGTTCTGCATGTTAGGGTCAGCCCCGGAAAGACGACCTGTTTGTGTGCGGTGCTGTAATAAACGAACATGCAGCTTACCGTCACTCTTAGTATATGTACGTATACCCTCAACAAATGATGATAGGTATGTATCAACGGCACTCAAACGCCTGACCTTAGACAGAAACTCTGCTGCATCTGTCATACCCTTTGCCTTGGCTATATTACCAAGTGTCTCAAGGTTTTGCTTACTTGTGCTGAAACCATTCGCACTAGCCCACTTAGATGATGGTGGCTTAAACTTGAGGCCAGCAATCTCACTTGTGGAATTGAACAAAAACCCTGCAGTATTACAAGTAGGGCAACGATTAGGTCTTGCATATGGTGTACCATCCTTCTTTGTCTTAGTTATGTATCCAGACCCAGAGCAATCTGTACATTGAACCGCTTTGGTTTTGTACAGACGCTCTGTGCCACTGGACAGGAGAGTGCGGAAGTCTGTGTCATCCATGTAAGGGTCAATCGTATTAGCCCAATACGTTTTATCTTTGACCTTACGTGAATAGATAACCCATGACAACTGCTCTGGACTATTCAGATTGATAGGTGTATCACCCATCAGATTACGAACATGCTTTTGCAAATCCTTTACTAACTGTTCTCGTTCTTCTTCATACTCTTGTTTTACACTATCTAATGCATCCTTGTCAACAGTAAATCCTGTTTGATAGATACGTGACAGTGAAACACAAACCTGATTGGTGAGAGTAACTGTGTCATATAACCTACTGTCTGTAGTGTTTAATCTATACATCAGCTTATCAGATAATTCCTGTGTAGCATGAAGGTCAGCAGACAAATATTCAGTCAACTCATTATAAGGTATTGTACGTGTGCTATACCCCTTGGCAAAGTATTCTTTAAGAGTGTCTTGTTTCTTTGTATCTAATTCATATCTTTCTGCACAAGCTTCAAGAGACAAAGGTTTTTTCTGCCCACGCTGTAGCACATACTCAGCAAGCATTGTGTCAAACACAGGGCCATCATACTTAAATCCTGACTCCCATAGCCACAGCAAGTCGTGTGCTGCATTGTGCATGATGAGTACAGTTGCCTCATCTAAAAACCATTGCACACGCTCATGGTAATCTTTTTGATTGGGAACATCCGCATGGTCAAATGGAAAGTGTCTCTCAACACCTTGGTCAGTTAACACACCAATCATAGTTAGTGAATTGTCTGGCTCAAAGGGGTCAAGATGCATCTTACCATTACGATGCGTCACTGTATTTTCTACGTCTAATACTAATTTCATTATGCTTCATACCTCGCTGTCTTATAATCCAGTTCACAGTGTACCACACCATGCCACCCTGTCAACTTATTTTTTACTACGTTGAGGTGACGCTGCGTGTCCTCTTCTTCTTGCCCATCGACAACAGGGTTCTTAGCAATCAGCACCATAAGGTCAGCCTCTGCTGCCTTGCCTGTGCGTGAACCTTCCATCATCGACTGATTGAGCAGTACCTTACCCTCTGCCTCTGCTGATAGCTGAGACATGTAAAACATAGCGCATTCATGTTCCTTTGCAATCTGACGGGCATGAACAGCGTTAGCTTTTAGTGCCTCGTCTTGTCTTGCATATCCACCCTTGGCAAACTTGTCACCCATATCAAGCAGAACGATGTCTGGCTTGTATGTCTTACAGATAGACTCTACCCACGCCATGTCACGGCCTGTTGCATCCTTAATCTTAATGCGTTCTTTTACAGGCTGATACAAATCCCGTGCCTTGCTTGCGTTGTTCTTAATATCACGCATTGTCATGCCTGTAGCGGCAGTCAGGTATCTTGCACCCACACGATGATAACCTTCTTCATTACACAACACAATGCAGTTAGCACCTTGATGTGCAAAACCACCGGGGCTGGCAATTAAGCTGGCATGAAAGGATGTCTTGCCAGTGTTTGGTCTTGCGCCAATCTCAATCAAGTGTCCAGCATTTACCCCTTCTACCTTACGTGTCAGGCTAGGAATGTTGAACGTCCACCGTGCCTCAAGGTCAGCCTTTGCCATCAGTGTGTCAAGGTCAATGTCATCCCATTCAACCTTCAGGTCAGGCGTGAAGTCATCACTGTACTGCTCTAGTAGATTACGCAAAGGTTCAAGTGTAGCCTTATCACCATTGACATAATCAAATCCAAGGTTGGCAATGTCTTCTCCAACCACTTGTTGAAACAGCTTAGACAATACCTCACCTGCAATGTCACCACCCAGCGGTGTCTCTTTCTTGATGTTGTGAAACAGAGCAGAGTATGCTTGCTTCTGTGCTGTAGTCAGTGTCGGGTTGTTAGACATAAACAATGCCTCAACCTCATCTGGTGTTACAGTACGCTCGTAACGCTGCATAGCAGTATCAACTGTCTGCTTTATCTTGCGTACATCTTTGCTGAACAGTCTGTCAGGACAACGTGCGCCACGATGGTCATCGTAGAACCCTTTATCCATCAAACTTCTAACCAGTGATAATTCCATTCGTATCTCCTATCTCAATTAAATTGTCCATGTCCTCTTTGTTACGGTACTTCAAGTCATCTGTCAAGCGTAACACCTTGACGTTAGATACGTGACCTCTCAATTCTTTTGCAAACGCCAATGTCTTTGGTAAGGCATCAGGGTCTAGTGCAATGATAGCAGTCGAGAACTGTGCAAGATACCTCTTGTGTCCTTCGGACAACGATGTTCCCAACACAGCAACACCAACAAAAGCATCGTTACCTACAACTGCGGCACTCACACAGTCCTCAACAACTACAGCTACCCTACCATAACCAAACGAAAAAGGCAAGGTGCTTTTACCGTAGCGTTTCCACTTCGGTAATCGGGTAGATAGTGTGCGACCTGTAGCGTCAACCATCTTACCCTGATGTACAACGGGGAACACCACTCTGTTCTCTTTCGCATCATACATCAATCCAAGTTCGTCTGCATTTATATTCCACTGCTCTGCATATGTCAATATCTCACTACGATTGTTGTGTGGTACAACATAGTCAGGCAGTACAAATGGTACATCAGATGCGTATTCTTTAGCACCAGCAAAGCCAGCACGTATATCGTCCATTGATAAGTGAACACGAGTACCACCCTTAGTACCACAGGAAGCCTTGTAACAATTCCATACAAGTGAACCCATGTTATTGGTCACTGTAAATGTTTTGTACCCATTACACTCAGGACAATTCATTCTCTTTGTAGTTCCATTAGGTATATCTATATCACTTATAGTGTTATATATATTATTCATGTATTAATCACTTTCCTTTGCGGCACTTGGTGTACTTGTACCATGATTTTTACGCTGCGTCAATGCGTAATCAGCACTGGTCAGTGTATTTTTTAGATAAGGTGTGACAGATTGTGCATTAGCATGTCCTGTAACCGACATTATCTGTCCGATACCGACACCTGCATCCACCATTTCAGTTGTACCTGTCCTACGTAAATCCGATAGGCGTAATTCCTTTGGCAACCCAGCCTCTTCCATAATCTCACGTGCATATAATGGTAGTTTGTGCAACGTGTATGGTTGATAGACACCTCGTATTGGTCTAGGTCTTGGTGCTACATAATCTTGAAAGCCAAAGTCTTCATTCTGTTGTACTAACATCTGATGTAACTCATCTGATATAGGCAAGAACACTTCTGCTCTACGCTTTGACTGCTCAATATGCACAGTCTGGTCAACCAGATTGACACTATCCCATGTCAGCATACGCATATCACCCAGACGTTGACACCATTCGTATGCCATCTGTGCAATCAATCCTATGTTACGCCACCTAAAATCGCTGTAGGATACGTCTAAGAACTTTTGTACATCCTCCCTACCCCAAACAACCTTACGCTTCTCAGCGGCCCGTTTACGGACTATAGCAAAAGGATTGGTCATACATAGTTCCTCACGCACACCGTGATTAAACACGATGCGAGTAACAGAGATAGTGTGGTTGGCAAGATGTATGCCACGTTCACACCACTCGTTATACGCTGTCTTTGCCATACGTGTTGTAATTTTGTCACACTCCAAAGAAAAAAGTTGCACTCCATCAACTTTTGTTTCTAGCATTACGTTTAGAAAGTATTTATATTGTGCTTTAGTTTCGTCACGCAACTGTTTGTAATCATAGGAAGAAGTGTAATCGTGTATTAGCTTTTGTAACTTCATGTTATCTCCTTAACTGATGCAGCTTTACTGCTGCTCTACATAATTCATCATGCCATGCAAGTTCTTCTGTGAACCGTTTTGGTATACCTTTGTATCCATAATGTGCGCCAGCTATCATACCGGCTACTGCACCACAGGTGTCACTGTCATACCCACGATTGACCGCCTTGATAATACAATCAGCAAAGTTATTCGTAGTCATGAAAGCCCACATAGCACACTGATATGTTTCTACTACGTAACCACCTGACATAACCTTCTCACGGTCAATGTCTAAAGGCAACCTGTATTTTCTATATCTTTGCAATGCGTCACCATGCCACAGTTCGTGTGCAAATACACGGCTGTACTCGATAGCTGTAGGGCTACCGTGTGTCATGATTGTCTGTGCTACAGCTAACTCCATTGCACGTTCCGGTGTTGCGGATACCATGACCACAGGTGCAAGTCGCATCAGCGCACCATTACCTGATTCAGTGTCAAGTGATACTCCGTTGTACACTGTCTTGTCTTTAATGTATTTTATGATAGCACGTTCAGTTGTATTACCAATATCAAAACAGTGACCTCGTGGGATGAACTCACCGTGGCTACGCCACACTGCCCAGTTACCCATGATATCTTCTGGCTTGAACTCACCATCATTGTCGATGAAAGACTGTGCCATGCCTAATGCCATAGCTGTATCGTCAGTCCACTCACCTTTCTTCATATCGTGATGACCGCCCTTCATATACTTAGTGATATAGTCATCCGGTTCTCTGCTGGGCATGAACTCTAGGGGTGCGCCAAGCGCATCACCCACTGCGAGTCCGATGAACATACCCATTGCACTGTCTAATGTCAACATGGCGCACCTCCTTTCTATGCTGCTAGTTGTTTGAACTCGTTACTGCCTATCCACTGTGATACTTTGTTCTCCCTGTTGAACATAGTCATAGCGGCAGTATCGTTGCCTGTGTTACGCATCTCAAAACCGTTACGTTCATCTGCGTATGTAGCGTAGTTAGTAAAGGCAGAATACAATGCCCACACATTGCGTCCACGTACACTAACCTCTTGATTGTACAAGGTAAACATCTTGTCTGCCGCACGGTCAGACTTCAGTAACTTCTCCAAGAAAGCCCGTACATCCACTGACATCAGGCTAGTCTCCGCCCAACGCTGTAGCTGTGCAGTCCGTGTGTCAAAGTCCTGACGTGACTTGCGTAGGTCAGAGATGAACCTGTCCATGCTAAAGTTAGACGTGTTCTTTCTGCGTACCTTATCATGGTCTCCACGTATCATACCATTCAGGCAGAAGAAGTCAATCTCTCCAAAGAATACCTGATTAGAACAGCTACCGTCAATACCATGCAGAGCAATGATGCGTGGCGATATAACGCTGGCATGTTTGTCTGTCTGAATAAGGCTCTTCACATTTGGGAATGTAACATCCATCATAGCCCAAGCATTGGAACGTGCATCACGCCAGTTTACCACTGCCCCCTCAAGCTGTGTGTCAGATAGGTTCTCAATCATAGTGTCTTGTACACCGTGAAAGAAATCCTTGTGTGATGCACAGTTGAAGCTATCTCCCACTACTCCTATGTATTCACCAGTGTCACCGTTGATTACATACTTCTTGTCACGCACTTTGGTTGGTTCAAACTTTACATCAAAGTCCAAGTCAACTGGCACTGCGTCAATTATATTGTTTACAAAATCTAATGGCATATCTTTCTCCTTTCGTTAAGTGATACTATCTTATAACATAAGTCCGAACAGTATGTCAACTATAAACATACCTAGAATAAAACTTGCTACATCCATTACTCGTCATCCTCTAGTTCTTCAAGTACATAGTCTGCATAATATTTTGGTCTACCCTCATCATCCATCTCAGGCACAAACTTCATCACGCTATGCAACAGATGCTCAAGGTTTTCTAGTTTGCCTACATCAGAAATCCATAGGTCATTGCACTCATGTATTGTCATAAGCATACTCTTTAAGTCATTGTGAGACTTTAGAAACCTCACTCTTTCTTTGTGTGTTATGTTCATGCTACTTCTCCTTTCATCCATTGTGGCATACTACGCCCTTTGTTATAGCTGGCAAACTTAGATTTGTCAACCTTGTAAAATGCACGATATGCTTTTATAGGCCAGTGTTCATCTGTCTTGAGATGGTCAAGCCCACTGAAGCATTGTGGGTGAGGGGT